CTTTCTCGCCGTAGCCGCTGCGCTAGATGCAGCAGCCACAGCAGCACTTGCCACCTGGCTGATCACGATTGCCACAGCAACCGGAGCAGCCTTCTCTTTCTCGGCAGGTGAGAGATCCTTGCCTAGGTTGGTAATCGCCTCAATCGCCTGCGTGACGGTCTCAGCGACAGCAGCAACAGCCTCACCAACTGCCGCAACCGTTTGCTCCGCAATGTTATCTGGTGACGGTGTCGGTTCAGGTGTTGGCTCCACGCTTGGCTCTGGTGTCGGTGACGGCTCTACTGATGGTTCAGGAGTAGGTACAGGAGTGGGATCAGGAGTAGGGGTGACTGTCGGAGTAGGAACTGGCGACGGCTCGGCCGTGGGCGACGGCTGGGGTGTGGCAGTCGGTGATGGGATCGGCGTTGGTTCAACACTTGGCATCTCACTTTCTGTAGGGGTTGGGGTAGGCTCTGGCGATGGACTTTCTGATGGACTTGGTTCTGGCGTTGGCTCAACAGATGGCTCTGGGCTTGGCTCTGGTGAAGGTGTTGGAGTGGGCGCTGGCAAAGCGCTGGTAGTCAGCCACTCAGTTGGCACAACGCCGTATCCGCTTGGCGATCCGTAGTCCAGGCGCGCACACGCGCCACCGCCCCACTCGAACATCCAGATGTCGAGTGCGTAGGACTGACCTGCGACGAGCTGCGAGTAGCCCTCATTTGGTCCTGACCAGTGACCGCCGCAGCCGTGGAAGTTCCAGTCATCAATCGTCAGCACGCCGTCTAGCGTCATCCTCCAGCCATCGTCTGACCAGTTGAGGAACTCCCACTGGCCGCTCTCTGGCACGGTCAGCCAGCCTGTGAAGTTGATGACGAAGAAGTCGCCTGGGCAGCCCTCTGCCGGTGGAGCGCCGCCCCAGTCGTAGTCGATGTTTGGCACGACGGCGGAGTAGCACGGCTCGCTTGTCGGTGGCGTGACCCACGGCTCGAACGGCCACGACATCTCTGGGTACACGGTCATCGTCACGCCCTGCTGCGGCAGATCCTCAGCGCGCACGATGGGCAGGAAGATGAGCGTGCTGAAGACGATCCCCAGCAGTGGGAACGCGGCGCGCTTCACTTAGCGAGCAGCGATGCGAGTAGTGGAATCAGCACGCTGAACAACAGCGCACCGATAGCCACTAGTCCTCCTTTGAGTTTGTCAACATCCGAGCGCACCTGATCCAGCTTGGCGGAGTGCGAGTCCAGGCGCTCGATCAGTTGGTCAATCTGGCGTGGGGTCATCGTGACTCCAGCGCCTTCAGGCGCGTGTCGATGTCGAGCAGCGCCTGCACCACGAGCGCCTCCATCTCGTTCTGAGGGATGTTGACGGCAAGCACGCGACCATCGGTGTCAATCAAATCAGACTCTAGTTCGCTCACGCCCATATCCTCAACCCAGCCCTTGAGGTCAGTGGTGGCGACCTGATCAGCAATAAACCCAAGGCGCTTGCCATCGTCAGCAACTGCATCGGTGCGTGGGTGCGCCTCTGGGCGCTTCCACTTGAACGCAACCGGCATAAGTTGGCGGAGCGTGTCCAGCGCGCCTGTGATCTCAGTGATCTCTTCCTTCAAGCGTGAGTCAGATGGGGTGGTCAGAGCGGCGAACTTCCAAGCACCACCGTTGTAGACATAGAACCTTCCGTTGGTGTTGTCGGATGCAATGCCACCGTTGCGGAGTGCGTCGGCAAACGCATCTGTTGTACCTGTGCCGTTGATGTTCGTTGTTGGCTGACCAGCGACTGATTTAGTAATCAGGATTCCTGATGTAGCACCGGCTGTCGATGCGGCTAGATCTGCGGCAGAAGCACTGACTGTCCATAGCCGATTGTTGGTTCCAGCCAAGTTGATGTTCGGACCAGTCAGTGCGGATGTGCCGTAGATCACACCGTCAAAGCCGATGTTGCTGCTGAAGGTTGCATTACCAGAGACGCTGAAGGTGCCAACGATGCCAGTATTGCCAGCGCCGCCGTTCGCGCCGATAAGAAGATTGCCACCACCCTGCTCAAAGCCAGCGGCTGCATAGGTTGCGGAATCGCTATTGTCGGTGATAAAAAAGCCTGAGAAGAACGAGCGGAGTTTTACTTCTGCAAGGTCGCCAGTGAGCGCAGCAGTTGTGCCAGTAGTTTCTGCTGTGATAACTAGGTAGACATAGGCAGCGTCTGATGGCGCTGTGTTCGTAGTTGCTGGTGACGGCACCAGAGTTCCAACTGTTGTTCTAGTAGCAGTTGCGCCAGTGCCAGTCGTCGTCAAGTCCTGCTTGACATAGGAGTAGGTCAGCCTGAATCGTGCATTTGTTCCGAGTGCTTCAGAGACATACGCATCTGGCACGATGGTAAGAGCGCGATCTCGGCTCGTTGCGATTGGGATGTATCGGCTGATCTGCGCGCTCTTGCCAGTCAGCGTGCCGGTGTTGATCGTCCAGCGAAGCACATTGCCAGAGCCAGCGGAAGCGTCAGCGACCACAGCGCAGGTGATCGCGCCTGCGCTGTTGACATCCGTGAAAGTCCAGTACGGCAGTGGGTTCTCTTCTGTAATCGTGTCGCCTGCTGCATCTGGTGGAATAGCAAAGTCACCGTTTGCCACGCCAGCCTGGATCTCGCGGAGCGCGGCTTGACCAAACAGCAGCGCGGTCTCGCCGTCGCTCGATGTGCTGATGAGCGGTGCGCCCTTGTCGGCGTTGACTCCACCCTCAAACGCGCCGAAGCCTTCTAGGTTTGTGCCGTACTTACCCACGATTACTCTCCTCCAACTAAGCCGCGCAGGCCGCTGATGTATTTTCTGCGGAAGTCCGCTTCGATCTCGTACTGCACCTGATAGGTGCCGCCGCCTTCTGCGAAACGGATCGTCACGGTAGGGATGTACAGGATGGTAGATGAGAGGTCGAGCATAGGCGCGGTGATCTTCACATACTGCCCTGGCAGCCACGCCTTGACGAGCGTATACGGCGTTGCAGCTGCGGCTGGGTACCCCTGCGTGTAGCCGTACTCCCAGTCTGGCGCGGAGGTCTGGCTGAGGTTGCCACCGGCAATCGTGAACGAGACGGTGCGGCGCGGCTGCGCTCTGGTCACCATCGTGCCGCGAGCGAGCGAACCGATCTGAACGCCACGGTCTGACTTCTTGACAATCTTTGGTGCGCTGAACACTTCGTGTGCAAGAGGACCATTGCGGCTCGCAAGCCCTGCACCGTTGCGGCTGTAGGTACCGTTGTAGGTGCGGAAGTATGGGTCATTGGTCGGAGCCGTTGGAAAGGTCTGGTTGCTGTCGTAGCGCGCATAGGTCGAGTCAGCCATCACGAAGATGCCCTTGACGATGCTGTCGTGATCAAGGTTGACGCTCAGGTCACGAGCTAACAGGCGCGTCGGTGTGGTGGTGCTGCCAGTCTGGATGTTGGCAGGATCGGTCACGATCTCTGCCGGAGCTGTGGCATACGCTGGAGCTACGGTCTTAGGGCCGTAGTTGAGTCGCCCATCGCCATCAATCCAGAAGCGGTATTGAATATCAGCGATGCCGCCTGCCGCCTCTGCCACGCTATCAAGTGCGCTCTGCAAAGTGGTTGCCTTGAATGTCTGCTTTCCGATGATCTGCGCTGTGCCTGTGTAGATAGCTCGCGTTGAGCCAGTGATCACGGCGGTGTTCAGGATCTCGCGTGTGGTCGCATCGTTGACCTGGGTATGCACGCGAGCCAGCAACCCATTGATGATGTCTCGGTCGGTGCTTGTGCTCGTGCCAAGGGTGAACGAGTCCACGAATGAGGTGGCGCGGATGCCTGTCTTACCGTTGCGGATAATCGTGGACTGAAGCCAGCCAGTAGCGCCAGTGACCTGCACGGTTGCGCGTGTGCCTACGCCGTTCTCTAGCAGCTCGCCTTGGATGTTGCTGATATAGCCAAGAAAGAGCGGTGTGCTGACGCTGTACCGGCTGTCAAAGAACTGCACGCGCGCATTGTCGTAGACGGCACCTGATCGCCACCACGGCGTAGTGCCGCTTGGAGTCTTTGGCTCAATGACCGTGAAGTTCATTGAGCCAGGTGCGCTATCTCCAGAGAGCGTCAGGCTCAACGATCCGAGTTCTACATACGGTGTTGTGGTTGCCGACGGTGCAGGGAGGTCGAGCAGGTTCGCGCCGCTGTCTACCCCAGCAATGATCAGGCTGAATGGGTTCGCCATTTACTGATTGCCGCCGCGACCACCAGAATTGATTCGGCGGAGCGCCTGAGAGATGACGGTGTCAACCTTCTGCGTGCCGATGTTGACCGTGGTTGTGACCGTGGTTGCTCCACCACCGCTGCTGATTGGAATCTGCCGACCAGTGTTCGGATCAACCGTGTAGCCAGGAGCGGTATTGATGATAGGCACTGGAATGCTCTGACCAGTCAGGCGAAGCAACTCTTTGTAGACCTCATTGAACAGCTTGATGGCATTCGTAGCCGTGTCCAACGCACTGGTGATTGGTCTAAACACATTATCCCAGTAGCCCTCTTGCTCAATCTGGAAGTTGAGTCCTAGCAAGTCGCCAGTTTCTGAGATCGTTTCCATCAACGGATTGAAGGAGTCTTCAATGACTCGACCAATGCCTGCGCCCATATTCTCAAGCACGCTGATCACTGCTGGGATCACGGTCTCGGTCATAAAGTCAAGCGCCGCGTTGACGGCTGGGAGCAGGCGATAGCCGAACTCTTCCATCTTCTCGTTGATAGCCACCTGAGCCGCGAGATACTTGCCGCCTGTCGTATTAGCGATCTCTGAGGCGATGCCTGAATACTTCGCCGAGATCGCATTGAGGATCTCCTGCGTCGTAGCGCCCTTGTTGACCTGTACGCCAAGCGCGCGCAGACCCTTCAGTTGCCCCTGTGCGCCCTTGCCGATGGTCTCAACGACATCAGCGAGCGACTGCCCTGTGACTGCGGCCACATCAGCTGCGACGCTGTTGGCTTCTAGGATGGTGGTCTGGTCAGCAAAGAATCGTGACCCCACTTCGATACCGGCACGCACCTGGTCATCGGTGATGCCGAGCGCAGCCATCGCGGCCGTCTGCTGCTTGACCTTCTTGGCAAGATCGTCAGTCAGGAATCCGCGTGCCTTCAGCGCAGCGTTCAGGCGCGCATTGGACATCTCGTCTTCTGCTGCTGCCTTGACCGCATCGAACGCAAACTTGGCGAGTGCAGCTGCGGCAACTCCTGCTGCGGCAAAGCCAAACTGGAGCGCCTTGAGGCTCTTGTTGACCTTGTTGATATTGCCGGAGGCGGCGTCTCGTGCGCTGATCGTTGCGTTGACTGCGACATTAGCCATTCTTGATACCTACCTTGCTGCCTTGATTCCCATAATGGTGCGCTTCATTAGTGCGCCTTCAACGGTGCCGGTGGTGACGATGGTCTCCCTAGGTCGAGTTCCCTTCTTCTTAGATCCGAGAACGGTCTCTAGATAATCGGCATCCTTCCAGTAGCGGCCCCACGGCTCGGACTGCCAGCGCGACGCGGTCTTGTTCTTGTAGGAGGCTTCTAGCCCTAGCACCTGATTGCGCTTTGCCGTGTCATTCATCAACAGCACAATCGTTGCGGCCATCGCGTCTTTCCCTACTTGGATCTTAGCGGCAACCGTGTTGAGTACGAAGTTATCGCCACGAACACCTGGATGCAGGAAGCCTGGCGTTGGTCCGAAGATTGAGTGACCTGCACCAAGTCGATCAAGCGCGGCATTGACTGCCTGACCGGCTTGCTGACCGCCAGTCAGTTTAGGGATGCGGTGTGCCTTGACCCCTTTGACGACCAGCCAGCCGTACCACACACCCTTGCGTCCACCGACAGGACCGACCACGGCACCTGGTCGAGTGATGCGAGACTTGCGCCCACGCACAGCCTTGGCAAGTGCCTTGGAGTCAGTCGGCGCAGCAGCTCGCACATAGGGTGCAAGAGCGCGAGCAGCGTTGACGGTGGCGAACTGCTCTAGCTTGCGGATGCCCTTCCAGCCAAGCGTCTCCAGAAAGACCTTCTGGAGCGCGTCAGTCTGCTTGCGGACATCGCCTTGGATCTCAAGCTCTAGACCGTTGACTGCCACTTACTTACCTTTCGGCTGCATCTCTGCGTGGAGTTCCCACGCTGCAATGACTTGCTCTACCGGCAGGCTCGCCACTTGGTCTGGCCACATCCCAAACTTCTGGGCAAGGATGTGGAAGATGATCTCTGGCGGTGGAGCGATCGCTTGACCGTGCGCCATCCGCCGTGCAGCGAGCCTTACTTGGGGTCCAGTTGATTCCCCTTCGCCCATTGCGCCATCAACTCGGTGAGTGCTTCTACCGGTGCGTCAAGGATGTCGGCGATCTCTTCGCCGTTGAGACCCTTGAAGTTGTGCGATACGACCAGAGCGGCGAACGCTGGTAGCACTCTGGATGGGATTGCTGACTGGAGGTCAAGAAGAATCCTTGCGGATACTCCTGCCCTGAGTTCAGCCTTCCACCCTGCGAAGTCGCCATCAAGAGTGATGGTGCGATTCTCGGCCATATTGATCCTCCTACTAGCGCCCTAGGCGCTCTGCTTTACGGCGCTGTTGCCAGCGGCGAATCGATGACGATCTCAAGCGACTTGCCTGAGGTCGTGTCGTATGCCAGACGGCAGGTGATCTCATTCACCACAACGCCCTCGTTATCGGATGACAGAACGACGATGTTCTCGATCTCCCACGAGCCGAGAATCCACACGCCGTAGTTATCGGTGGTGGTGCCGTACAGACGCAGGTACTTCTGCGTGGCGATGTCGGTGATTGGGAAGCTCGTGCCAGCGGCTGCGTTGCTCGCCACCGTGAAGGTGAGCGTTGCATCAAGCACGCCGGTCAGCGCTGCCGTGGCGGCCGTGAGGCTGCCGTCAAGCGCCGTGACCATCCCAACGCCTGTCGTGATCGACAGGTTGAAGTTGTAGATCGAAGCGTAGTCAGTTGCGCCTGAGCCAGCCTTGTCAGGGAAGTTCGTGTCGGTGCTCAACTTCATCAAGCGCCCAGCCAAGAATGGGTTTGCAGGGATTGCCGTAGGGAACGCGAGCGCTGAAGTCGCAGCCGTCGTTGCGGCGAAGGTTGCGCCAGCCTGGAGCAGACCTGTTGCGTCAGCAGACATCGTGATCTCGGTAGGCGCAGCATCTCGCACGAGATACTTCTGCACGCCGTCGGTGACCAAGAAGGAGTAGAAGATCAGCGTGTCGACATCGCCCTGTGTTGGCGACCAAGTCCAGCTGTAAGGGCCAGCGCCTGTGGTGCTCGCGCCAATCGCATCAAAGATCAGCGGAAGGGTTCGCATAGAAGCAGGACCCTCAGCGATGGTGATGATTGGAGCCTTGCCGGTAATGGTTGGCTGGCTCGCCTGAATGGCGGTGCGCTTGCCAACGGATACGGTCTCGCCCAAGTCGACAGAAATCCCCAAATCCAGAGACCCCACAGTCTCGTTGAACAGGATCTCGCCAGTGGCGGTTCCCATTGCAGCTGCGGTTCCGAATGCGGCCTGCGACGCAGTAGCGATTCGCGTCAGAGCCTTTGCGCCGAAGGTTGGCATCTCGTATCTCCTTGCTCTACGCGGTGAACGCCACGGTGTCAAAGACCGTGACTTCCGCAGTTGCCTGAACCGTCAGGTAGTCCTGATCGGCGTAAGTATCTGTGCCGAGTGTAGTACCGGTGACTGCCACCTGCGCCGCGTTTCCACTAATGGTCACAGCTCCATCGAACACGGTGCGTAGCCACGCTCGCCAAGTGTAGAGGTCACGGTACTTCTCATCCATCCGTGGGATCGGTAGCAGGTAGATGACGATGTTGACCGTCAGCACCGTGGTGCGGTTGCCGTTGCCGATGCTGATCTGGTCGCCGCCAGGGAAGAGGACCGCGCACGGTGTGATTGGCAGCGACTCAGGCGGAGTGGCGTAGCACTTACGGAGCGTGTAGCCAGTCGGATCTGTCGCGGCTTCTACGCGCGTAGCAATGGCGTCTAGGATCGTGAGGTCGGTCATACCGCCAAGCCACCGCGATTGCGGTACGGCTCAAGGATCAGCGCGGCCTCTGGGTGCAGGGCGCGGCTCATTCGCAGGATGCCGCCAAGGTCAGCCGATCCGATCACGCCGAACGGAGCGGTGCGGCTATTCCACACAGCGCCAGCCTGGATGATCGCCGCCTGTGTGACGGCGGCTGGGAGGGCAGGGAATCCGAACACGCCGAGCACCTTGACGCCAAGGAAGATGTTCTTAGGGAAGTTCTTGGTAAAGGCGTTGCTGCGGCTAATGCCGGTGTACGGCAAGCCGTCTAGCGCGTAGTTCTTTGGTGTGAGCTGGAAGTCGGTGCCAGCAGTCCAGGTCGTGGAGTAGGTGCCATTCTCAAGATCGTCAGTGGTCAGCGTCGTAACGCTCACGAGATCATCGGTCAGCACATAGTCGTAGGCTTCAGCGGTGTAGTAGCGCGTCTCGGTCGCGGTGCCGAAGCCAGTCTTTCGGTCGCAGTAGAGATCGATCAGCGTGTCGGTTGCGTCCAGCACATTCTGAAGCGCAGCGTCATCGGTGTTGTCAGTAATGCCAACCGCAGCCTTGAACTGCGCCAGTGTTGCGTACGACATTTAGCGGCCTCCTGACTGAAGTACATAAAGTGTTTCCGAACTGGTTGCGATTGCCCAAAGTTCTTCTGTTTCTGGGAGCCAGAAACTATGAGTCGAACCGGAGTGCAATGAGAACCCATTGCCTGCTGTGATGTTTGCACCACCGATAAAGATCGTATGATTGCCAGTTGTATCACAATGCACCGTCACCCAAGATGCACCGACGCGACCAGTCGCAACCTTTACGGCTGTGGTGTTGACGGCAAGAGCTTGGCTGACAATCGCCATTAGGCTTCAGGCTCCACGATTTCCGCCACGCTGACAGCCTGTGTAGGCAGGGTTGCGGTCCTATTGCTCTTTTTCACCTCAGCGCGCTCTACGAGCCGCGTTGGTGCCAATGCTTCGACATCTGCAACAGCCTCAGCCAAGCCAAAGCCGATGAGGCTCTCCGCCTCTGCCTTTGGCAGATCAACGAAAGCCCCTGACGGATATTCACCGCGTCGCTTGCAAAGTCGAACGAGCATTTGTTTCTCCTTACTTGCGGTTCAGGGGAGCCGCCGAAGCGGCTCCCCATCCCCACTAACTAGCCGAGCTAGTTGATTAGGCGTTCTTCAGGAACTTGACAGCCGAAGGCTGTGCAAGTCCGGTCGCGCCACGGACCTGAACCTTGTACGAAACAAGGCCAAGGTTCCACGCGTACTCGCGTGAAGCCTCAACGGTCACGCCGCCAACGATGGCGGTCTTGATCTGACCAAGGTCACCGAACAGCACAGCCTTAGCACCGGTCGCAGGGACCGCAATGCCAGGAGCCGTGTAGACAGGCTTGCCAAGGAGACGATCAACGCCACCCTGTCCGCCTGGCTGGAACAAAGGCAGCGACGATGAAGTCGTGCCAAGGATCTG